GGCTCGCTCGGCGCGAAGTACGCCAAGGCGCTGGCCCGTTCGATGCAGCACACCAAGGAGGTCAAGGGTGCTGGCATCCTGAACAACGGGTTCGACAGCAACTACCCGGGCGGCGACGGCGAGCCGCTGTTCTCGACCAGCCACCCGCTGGTCTCGGGCGGCACGCTCGCCAACCGGCTGTCCACGCCGGCTGACCTGTCGGAGACGTCCCTCGAGGACGCCATGATCCGTATCAGCCAGTTCGTCGACGACCGCGGGCTGCAGATCATGGTCAAGGCGACCAAGCTGATCGTGCCGCCGGCGCAGTCGTTCGTGGCCAGCCGCATCCTCTACAGCCCCGGCCGCCCCGGCACCGCCGACAACGACATCAACGTGATCAATCAGCAGGACTTCCTGCCGAACGGTCACGCGGTCAACCACTACCTGACCGACGATCAGGCGTGGTTCCTGAAGACCGATGTCCCGGACGGGCTGAAGCACATGGTGCGCAAGAACGTCCAGCGCGGCGTCGAGGGTGACTTCGAGACCGGCAACATGCGGTACAAGGCTCGGGAAAGGTACACCTTCGGCTTCACGGACCCTCGCGGGGCCTTTGGCTCTGCGGGCGGCGGCACCTAAGAGCCGGCCTGAACAGGCCAGTCAAGCGTAGGGCGGGTCCGGTCGGCACTGGGCCCGCCCTACGTCTACCAGACCCCAGGATCGCCGGCATGGGGCCGGCGGCAGCAACAGGAGCCGATCCATGGGTAACAAGCACACGATCTCCCAGTCCGACGACATCTTCCGCGGCAGCGCGTACGTCCCGACCCGGGCCGAAGGCCGGCGCGGCGTGCCGATGGGCAAGATCGTCCAGGTCTTTAATCTCGGCGCCCCAGCCACGGCCGACGCCGACGGCATCGCGCAGAGCCAGAGCCCGTCGGGCGCCGGCGACCTGACGCTGGACGGCACGCTCGTCTCCAGCGGCGTGGCCACACTGGACGTGCCGCGGGCTGTTTCGATCACCTCTGGCGCCGACGACAGCGGCAACACTTTCACGATCACGGGCGAAGACGAGTACGGCTACGCGGTCGTCGAGGAGGTCACCGGCCCGAACGCTGGTACGGCGAACAGCGGCAAGGCGTTCAAGAAGGTGTCCAACATCGCCATCGACGGCTCGGCGGCCGGCAACATCACGGCCGGCACAGCGGACAAGTTCGGCCTGCCGTACGCCCTGAACGACGTGGCCGACGTGGGCGCGCTTTACGCGGACAGCACCGAGGAACTGGGATCGGCGACGGTCACCGCCGCCGACGGCACCAGCCCAGCCACGGCGACGACCACGGACGTGCGCGGCACGGTCGAGCCCGACACCGCGGCCGACGGATCGGTCGAGTACCGCATCCACATGGCGGTGCAGGGCACCAGCACCACCGAGGCGCTCGGCGTCGCGCAGTTCAGCGGTTAAGCCGCAGGAGGTGATCCATGCCTATGCGGCCAGCCCAGCGGACGCTGACGGGTGACGGGTCGGAGCAGACGTCGACGCCCGTCCGCATCAGCCGCTACGCCGAGCGCGGCCTGTCCATCGCCGTCGACACCGACGGCAACACGACAGCCGCCACGGTCGAGTACACGCTCGACGACATCGAGTTCAACGACAACCCGGTCTGGTTCGACTGGGCGTCTATCGATGCCGTCACGTCCAACAAGCACGCCTACATGGACTTCCCGGTCGAGGCCGTCCGGCTGAAGCTCGATGCGAGCGGCACCGACACCGTGCGGATGCGGGTTGTCCAGGGCGGCGGTGAAGGGAACGTACGCGGATGACACGGGCTCTAGCCGCGCTCTTTGCCGTTCTGCTGCTGTCGCTGGGGTTTAGTACTCCGGCGACAGCGCAGTCCGCCGACAGCGTTATGGCGTCGATCTATGACGCCCCGCGCACGTCGATCCGGATCGGCGACCAGGAGCCGTTTGGCGACCTGATTATCGCCGAGCGCACGTCGGTCTTCAGCTACCAGTGCTTCTACGATACGTCGTTGCTGCGTGACTGGATCATGTCCAGCGGCACGGCCAGCGAAACGACCGAAGACTGCGTGCTGAAGGCCAGCGTCGGCTCCGGCGGCGACGGCACCTACCGCTACGAGAGCGTCGACTTCGGCATCTATCAGGCCGGAAAGGGCGCCGAGATGGGCATCGGTCTGCGCATGCGGAACGAGCCCACCGGCGACAGCTACTACCGTGTCGGCATGGACGATGGCGACGACGGGGCGTTTTTCGAGTTCGACGCCGACGGCATCAGCTTCGTGGTGGAAAAGAACGGCGTCCGGCAGGCTGACGTCGCCCGGGACGACTGGAACCGGGACACTTTGGACGGCACAGGCAAGAGCGGCGTCAACGCCGACTTTTACGGTCAAAGCTACACCTTCGGCATCCGGTGGTCCTGGTACGGCGTTGGCAAAATCTGCGGCTACGTCTGGGCTGTCGGCAGTGAGCGTACGGGCGCACAGATGGAGGGTGTTGCGGTCCACTGCTTCACGCCCGCCGGCGACTTCCCGTCCATCGCCAACCCGAACCTGCCGGTATTCGCCGAGGTGTCCAACGGGTCCGACGGTAGTGGGCAAGAGATGCTGATGGAGGTCGGCGGACGGCGGTACGACATCCTCGGCCCGTTCGACCCCAATGTGCGCAACGTCAGCGCGTTCCGCGGCGCGGTGACGGCTAGCAGCGACGCCAGCCTAACGCCGCTGATCTGCGCCCGGCGCGAGCCAAACTTCCCGTCTAGCGGCGAGGAGAACACGCTCACCATCGACGTGAACCAGTACACGGTCGAGACGGACGGTCTGATCCAGATCGGCCTGTACAGCGCCGACAGCATCACGGGCACCTGGGAAGATCCGGGAGATGTCGGGTCGGAAAACTACGCCGATGGCGAGAGTGGAACTGAGTTCAGCATCGACGTCAGCGCCATGACGAACCCGGTGCTGATTAGCGAATTGGAGCTAGCAACCGGCACTGATCAAATATTTGGGCCGGACGCTCCCAACCTCACGCCGGTACAAAACCGTGCCGCGCCCATCATCCGCACGCGACCGACCTGCCTTGCGGTGCGCTCGCGTTCGGGTTCCAACCAAGATGTGCAGTCGGTCGTGACGGTACGGGAGTTCTGGTAATGGCGACGTCGGGCGACTATGGCTTCGATCCGGAGGTGGCCGTCATCGTTGACGAGGCCTTCGAGCGGGCTGGCGTCGACCCGGCGACCATCACCAGCCGGCACATCCAGTCGGCCCGGCGCTCGCTGAACTTCATGATGCAGTCGTGGATGAACCAGAAAATCCACCTCTGGAACGTGGAGAGCGGCCGGGAGTACAAGCCCAGCCAGGGCGATAACGAGATCGACCTGGACGACGGGGTGTTCGAGATCGTCGAGGCCAGCGTGGTGACACCGGCCGGCCAGAACAGCTTTGAGACGCTGGCCCGGCAGATCAGCCGGGACGAGTGGCGCGCCATCCCGGACAAGGACGTGCAAGGGCGACCGGACCGCTTCTGGGTCGAGAAGTTGCGCGACAAGGCTGTGATGCACTTCTGGCCGGCGCTGGACAACGGCGGCTACTTCTTCAAGGTGAACCAGTGGCGCCGACCGGAGACAGCCACGGCAGCCGCGCAGAACCTGGATGTGCCGCCGGAGTGGAGCGAGGCCGCGGCGGCCGATCTGGCGTGGCGGCTGGCGGTCAAGTACGCGCCCGAGCGCCTGAACACGCTGAAGCAGCTTGGCATCGAGGCGGTGCGTGACGCGGTCGACAGCAACGCCGAGCGGACGGCGACGGTGATCACGGTGGGCTACGGCGGCCGGCGAGGCTACCGCCGCCGATAGGAGGACGCGGTGAGCCGCAAGTTTGCGCGCGGACGCAGGGCCAAGGGCGAGTGCGAGCGTTCCGGCAAGGAGATGCTCTTGAAGGACATGGTCTACGACGGCCATGTGCCCGGCCTGCGCGTCGCGCCGGAGTGGTGGGAGCCGCGCCACCCGCAGGAATATCTGCCGCCGGTAGACGATCCTGTCGCCTTGCGCGATCCGGCGCCCGAGCGCAACCGCGTGCCGTACACGCTGCGCTGGCCGCTGATCGATGGGCAGTTCCAGCCGATCTACACGCCGCAGTTCGGGGCTGAGACAGGCGAGCCTGGGGCGTCATCGTCCAACCCGGCGACGGGCGTCGAGGTCGAGACCGAGACCGGCACCGTCTCGTTTGCCGTGGCGTTCGAGCCGAACGCGCTGGAGACGCAGTCCGAGGTTGGCGACGTCAACATCATCCTGACCATCGACGTCACGGGTGTGGAGATCACGGCCGCTGTCGGTGACCAGGAGGGCGCCGCAGCCGACCAGCCCGAGCAGGGCAACGAGGTTGGCACCGAGGTTGGCACGTCGGACATCGCGGCGACGACCGAGCCGACGGGCGCCGAAAGCGGGACCGAGACCGGCACGGTCGACATCGCCGCCAGCGCAACGCCGACGGGCGAGCAGTTCGCGACCGAGACCGGTACGGTCAACATTGTGGTGGTCGAGGCCGGCTACGGCAGCGGAGCCTTCGGCGAAGGAACGTGGAGTAACTGATGCCGATCACCTACACCTACGATGGGCTCGTCGCCGAGTTGAAGGACTACCTCGAGGACGAGTTCCCGGACTTCGACGCGCAGGTGCCGAACCTGATCGGCCTGGGCGAGCAGCGGCTGCTGGACGACCTTGACCTGACGCTGTTCGACCGGATCGACACGTCGATCACGACGACGGGCGGGCAGGAGACGCTGTCGAAGCCGAGCGACATCATCGCGGTGCGCACTCTGTCGGTGGACGGCACGCCGCTGGAGGAGCGCTCTTGGGACTGGATCAACGACTACAACGCCACGGCCCCGCAGGGCGCGCCGAAGTTCTTCAGCGAGCAGAGCGATACCGAGGTGCGACTGGCGCCGGTTCCAGATGCCAGCTACAGCGCGACGTACCGCGGCACGGCCCGGCCCGACGGTCTGTCGAGCAACAAGCAGAATACGTGGCTCGCGACCAACTTCGGCGACACATTGCTGTATGCCTGCCTGATCGAGGCTGAACGCTATGTGGGCGCCGACCAAGTTCAGGTCTGGCAGCAGGCCTACATGAATGAGAAACTGCCGGCGGCCATGAACCTGACGCGGCGCATGTCCCGGTCGGACTACAGGCCGCTGGCCGCGCAGCCGCAGCCGGCCCCGGAGCCGCGCAACAGGTCCACGGCGTAACAGGAGAGCGAAGCCATGGCGATCACACAGGCCGTCTGCAACAGCTTCAAGCTGGAGCTACTTCAGGGCATCCAGGACCTCGACGGCGGCGATCAGTTGAAGATCGCGCTGTACGAGAGCAGCGCGAACCTTGGGGCCGGCACCACGACCTACACCACGTCCGGCGAGACGACCGGAACGGGGTACACGGCAGGCGGCAAGAACCTGACGTTCGCCAGCAGCACGCCCAAGCTGGACACCGGCAAGGCGATCCTGGACTTCGACAACGTCACCTGGACGAACGCCACCTTCACGGTCCGCGGCGCGCTGATCTACAATAGCTCAAAAGCGGACCGCGCGGTCGCGGTACTGAATTTCGGCACGGACGTCGGTGTCTCGAACGGCGACTTCACCATCGAGTTCCCGACGGCCGACGCGTCGAACGCGATCATCCGCCTGAACTAGGAGCCGGCTCATGGCGTCGACCTACACGAACATTCTCCGGCTGGAGCTTCAGGCCGACGGCGAGAACGACGGCACCTGGGGGCAAATTCTCAACGACAACGTGATCGCGCTCGCCGAGGACGCCATCGCGGCCACCACGTCGATCAACACGACGGGCGGAACTGAGACGCTGTCGACGAACCAGGGCAGCGCGGATCAGGCCCGCAACGCGATGCTGGACATCACGGGGTCGCTCGGGTCCGACGCGCTGATCGAGGTACCGGCCCAGTCCAAGCACTACATCGTCCGGAACAACACGACCGGCTCGCAGACGGTCGAGGTGCTGGTGACGGGCCAGTCCGCCGGCGCCGGCGTCGAGGTTCAGCAGGGCACGGCGCAGTGGGTCTACTGTGACGGCAGTGACGTTTACCCGGCCGCTGGTCCCGTGAACCCTGACGGCACGCTTCCCGATGTCACCATCTCCGGCGTGCTTGACCACGACACTGCCACTGAGACTGTTATCGCTCGCGGCACCACGGCCGAGCGACCGGGTTCTCCCAGCACAGCCGGCATCCGCTTCAACGAGAGCAATAGCCAGTTCGAGGGTTACAACGGCTCATCCTGGGGTCCGCTCGGAGGTGCAGGTCTGTACAAGGGCGAGAACGGTGAGCGTGGCGACACTGTCAGTGGTGCAGGTGACATCTTCCGCATCAACGAGCAGACGTTGAATACGGACGTGACGATTGAGAGCAGTGAGAACGCAACGTGTGCTGGACCGCTCACCATCGCCAACGGTGTGACCCTCACCGTGAACGGCAACCTGACCATCGTGTAGGTGTAACATGACGCAGCTTTTCGTAGATACGCTGGCGAACGAGGCCGGGACGGGGCCGACCGAACTGACGGGGCAGAGTGCGGCGAAGGCGTGGGTTTCTTGGAACGGAACACCATCTGTCCTTGAGAACCTGAACATTTCCGGTGTTACGGATACTGGGGCCGGTCAGTTCACATTTTCACTAACAAATAGCATGTCAAGTGCTAATTACAGTTCTGTGGCTTCCAGTAACCAAGGCCGAACTGTTGTTTCTAGTGACCCAAAAACGTCAGAAATATCGACCGATAACTTTAATACGGCTGCCACTTTCTCAGATAATGCTGGTAGCTTGGTCGCCCACGGCACCCTCGCGTAACGGAGCACGGTAATGACCCTCGTAGTAGATCGACTGCAAGACGACGGCACCGGCAACTCCGACGCGGTGCAGGATATCATTGATGGGCGGGCGAAGGCTTGGGGCGCGATTACATTTAGTGGGGGCACACCAACTTTACAACAGTCGCACAATGTTTCGTCTGTGACCGACGTAGGAGTAGGTGTAACAGATTTCAACTTTAGCACTAGCTACGCTTCTTCTAGGTTCTCGGCTGCAACCTCTAACAATGAAAGCGCCAATAATAATATTTTTGCCGGCACAGGCGACGTTTCTAGCACTAGAACTAACGTTAATGGGTCTATTGACAACGATAATAGTGTATCGACTTTCGGCACCCTCGCCTAACGGAGAAACACCATGAGCACTGGCGTTAAGACACACCGCATCACCGACCCCAACGACGACACGCGGTTCGTGGACGTTGATCCGTATGTGATTGACGGTATTCCTCGGTTTTCTGTCACGTTCAATCCGTCTGATAATGGAATAGACAAGTCATTAAATGCATCATCTGCAACAGATAACGGGACTGGTGACTATACCTTTAATTATACTAACAGTTTCGGCGACAACTTTTACAATAACCAGGTATCACAAGATTGCGTGTCTTCCGGCACTAGCGACAACGACGCCCGACTTTACGCAAGAAGTGTATCAGACCAAGATGTTAGCCACGGCGCATTTCAGAACGGTTCATCAAACACGTTCTCAGACCCAAATCTGATGTACTCTATGGCGCTTGGCAATTTGGCCTAACCATGCAACTCCAAGACCTTAAACTCTGGCAGCGTGAACTGGCTCTGGCGAACGCGGGCTACCTGCAAGACGCACCGCAGCCGTCGCTGTGCATCGTGTGGGAAGACCCGGCTGACCTCGACGCGCCCGCTAAGATCACCACGCCCTCGCCGCAGTGGCTCCGCATGGCGACGCTGGGTGGGGTGCTGCCGCCGGTTGAGGCGTACCACGATGCGCGGCTCAGCATCGAACTCACCGATGGCCGCAGCTACCAGGGTGTGACCTATCTGGAGGCCCAGGACCTGCGGCTGTTCGCCAAGGAGAAGGGCGAGCAGGTGCGTCAGGAGCGCGTGACCGATTATCCGGTCCACGCCGCGCCGGTCATCA